CAGAACCTATCCACCAACACATTGACTACGGTATCATCCAGTTCATCATTTCGAACGAAGAACTCGTTGATGGTATTATCCACCAACCGGTTCTTATATAAAGTTTTGGTCACGAAATCAAAGTGGCCACATTGAGCCACCTCAAGGAAGGAGGCATTGGAACCCCAGTCAAACGACACTTCTATCGCTTGGTTGGGGTTGCAATCCGCATCCATCCGGCTATCCGTATCAGCCAACTGCTTCCAGTCCCAATCGATGTTCTCCGCAAAGTCACGGATAAAGCTGTCATTGGTAGCCTTGTAATACTTGTGTCGCTCATCAAGGTTGTAATAACAATGGTCAATCTTATCCACGATGAAGTTCAATATTTCAATCATGAATGTCAGCTTATCCATCACCTTGTACTGATTCATGATGTAGGACAAGCCGACATTCGCCAGATTGTCAAAGATTGATGCCAGGATAAAGAGTGTACCATCTTGAGAGACGAAAGGCGTGATCGAGCGACGCAATCGAATGGTTTCATTCCAAATCTCTTTGAAGAGCTGCACATCATTGTCCAGCTTCGCATCGATGAGCTGCAACTGCAACTTAACGATGCGGTTCCACACATCAAAGAGGTGGATATCACGCTCGTCTTCGTAATACTTGGCAGGTTCGAGCAACCATTTCTGTTCGGGTTCGTAGGGCATGGAGCTAAAGAAGGCATTGCCGTGATGCTTGAACAGCGGTGCCTTGCTTTTGCGCCCGAAGATATGCTCATTGCCTCGATTGGTCGGTGCAACTTCTTGATCGAACTGCTCCTTATCCAATGTCAAGGCTTCATCGGTGATATTGAAATCGGCATTCGGACCACGGGAATTACCATCTTGAGTAAGGATATAAAGTACATGGCCATTGCTGAAGGTGATGCAATGTTCGTAGCTCATCAGATGCTCATACGGGCGATACCAACCTTCAGGTGGAGTCCTGCACACCACATAGTCGCCAGTGCGTGTCTTGGTATCGTATCGTTTATACCCCAATTGCTCCAGTAACTTGAAAGTGGAAGGCAATGTCTTGGTCAATGCCTGTCCATAGGTGGCTTGGGCAAGAGTTGTCACTCCACGCGGCATGAGACGCACGTTCTCATCCACTTCGGCACCGACAATAAAGGACTTCCCGGTACCGCGTGAATAAATGACATACTTATTCTTCGCTTGCATCAGCATGTATGCCATCTGTGCCGGATTCAGCACAATTTCTTCTTCCCAAACGTTATGCTCCATCAGAATCGAGGGAAAATCATATAATTGACTCCATCTCGGGTAGCAGCCTTGACATCATTTGTATGCCCAAGCTGATTGGACAATTCTTCTGCCATTTTCGGAGTAAACTTATCCGAGACCTGCACAACAATCGTCGCACTGGTGATTGAAATCATATCAAGCCCCTTTGTATCCATCAGAGCCTTCACGAGTTTTTTGTTTGTTAATCTTGGGTTCATAGTCATTTGTTTAAGAGTTCATAATATCTTCAGCCTGTACATCATCGATAGGCTGATACAAAGTGTCGATGATTTCTTTTCGGTCCTGGTGCGAGAGAGAACGCAACGTATCGAGGTTGATATTCAATTTATCACCCGTACCGTTGTTGACTTGAATGTAGAAGACATTCTTCTCCATGCGACGAGGATCTTCAACAGCTTCCGGTTTTTCACCGATAAGAATTGCCAATGTCTTCTTGGCATTATTCCATTGCTTGAGGTCACCCCTGAGCTTACATTCACGAATCAATTCCAACTGGTCCTTAATCTGCCATGCGTGCCAGAAATCCCAATCGAAGGTGTGATTTGTCTTGAACAACTCACGAGCCAATCCGATATCCTTTCGGATCTGCGTAGTGGATACACGATACTTGGCCAGCATGATGTTGATGATGTGTGATTCATTCGGGTAGTCATCCATCAAGCGTGCCACCTGCAACACTCGACTGAACTGTTCTTTCAGCTCTGCTGGAAGTGGCGAGTTCTCGGGGTCGATGATGTGCTGCTGTATCAATTCATAGCGTTGTTCGGCTAATGAGGGCAATCCTTTTTTACTCATATTTCAACTGACGGGTTATTTCTTGAATAAACTTCAGCACCTCCAATTGTGCCGGATTACTACCATTGCGAGCCGATTTGATTATGGCTGCCCTTGTTTCCGACAGCTGCTCCAAATACCCTGAATAATATGCCTTGTGAATGGGTGATTGACGATTCCGGACTTCGTTCAAGAAATCCAGTTCATCCACTTCTAAGTTGATGGCCACCAACGACGGAGGGAGTAACAAGGCACCAGCCTTATGAATCGTCTCAAGTTGTTCCTCGTTCAAATTCATGTGTCAAGGTTTTAAAGTCAAAGTAAAAAATATCCTGTGAAGTATGGATAATACCTCTCTCAAGCTTTGGATTGTGGGTTGCGTTCTGGCTGCCTACGACAGACAGATTCCATTTATCATTCCAAATCAGTGCCACCTTAGCATGTAAAGCGCAACACCTGTATCTATCCGGGAAAGCAGTAACCAGGTAATCGAACGGTTTGGGAGAGATTGACCTAACCCGATTGTCGATGAGAAAAGAGATATCCCAAATATCGCCTTTTTCTTGCAACCGTTTCAGTGTCGCCAATGAATCCTCCGCAATCGAATAACTGGAGATAAACACATGAGCCGGGCCTGTCTGCTTGAGCAGATAGAGAACGAGCTGCACAAGGTTGAAAGAACCATTGGAATAGAAATGCTTGTCCTGCCCCATGTGTATTTTGCCTAAAGCGGAAGGATGACTAAGGAGCGGTACCACGATGTCGTTATCAGCGTTCTGCCCAACATCAAGGCGAGCCACCCCCTTCACTGATGGGGTGGCCGCCGGTTCATCGTTAACCTTAAAATCTATATTATGGAGACTTACAAGCATATTCAGAATCAACCGAGCTTAGCAATGGCATAATCAATCTGCTCCAAATCTCTGCTCAAATTGGCAATTTTGGTCTCATATTTCACTCTCTTGGGAGATTCCGGCATCGGATTTGGTGATTCTGCCTTCGTCTCTTGTTGGTATTCGAGCATATTTTTTGCTCTACCGATTTTCGTTGCCACAGATTTACGGATTTTTTGGAGTTCTTCTTTTGTTCTTCCATCAAGATTACCAGTTCCGGATTCAGATCCAGATGAATCTTTTTCATCAGTGCTTTCGGTGTCATCAGTAGAGTGTTCTAAGGATTGAATGTCTTCTTCTGTGATGTCTTCATTGAGAGACAAGAACTTCTCATAAAGCGGATACATGCGCTCCATCAATTCGGTCTTAGCCTGAATCTCATTCGACAACTCCTTTCGTTTAGCAACGGTTTCTTCGCCATTGTCCTCCGGCAAATCGGCCAATTGCTTGTGCAATATATCACGACGCTTATAGGCATCAGCATATTCACGGATCACTGAAGCAATTCGTTTCGGGAATGCTTCAGGGTCAACGGTCAGCTTCTCGATGGCCATATTGATATAGGCATCGGAAGAGTCGGTGTGAATGGCCATTTCTTCATTGGCATCGACACCTGTAGCCGGATCAGTATTGTCCGCTGCTTCACCTTCAGGCATCGCCCAAGCTTGCACCAACGAACGCATGAGGTACACCAAACGAGCCTTGGCCTCGGGTCCATTCACCCCCACCCGTTTGAGCTTAGCCACAACACCTGGTTTGAATTTCGATTCTTCGAGTACCTTGATACCTGCATCAAAGTCCCGTTTGCCATTCAGCCAATCGATGGCTGCTTGGCGATGTTTGATAAAGTTGTTTGTCATAAAAACGTATTGAATAATAACAACACAAATATAGTGCGGATAAAAGTGCGAAAATCGGACACAACAAAAGGGGTCTCCTACTCCCGTAGAACACCCCTTTATTCATATGATTAGAGTTACACGATTGACTTAACCTGCCGCAGCCCCAGCTACCTTGAGGATGTTTTCTACATCACCCGTGTACATGAGTTTACGCGGACATTGATAAGTGAACTTCATTGGCACCTTATTCAAGTCGGTACCGACTTTACCGGTAGTCGAAGCATCAGCAGCTACACGACGCGCAGCATTGAGTTTGTCACCCAAGAGATAACGCTGACCGTTCTTGTCTGTGACAATCAAGCCCAGACGACGGCCACGAGTGGCATTTTCGAAACCGAAGATCACTTGCGACATTTTTGCACGAGTGATGTTCAATTCATACAAACAAGATTCACCACCAGTTTCGCCCTGGTCAGTGATGGTCAGTTCACCACTGTCATCAGTGAACACAAGTCTATGGGCACAAGTACCTTCTTTCATAACCACGTCACCCTCCCATGCACCTGCTTCAGCAAATGTCATGGTTCCGTCTTCGGATGCAGGAGCCGGCAAATCCGGCCAAGTGGCTACATCATTCCAGTAGAAGTAAATCAATTCCTGGATGGTACCAGCCAAGTTATCGAGGTCCACACATGCAATGGCTTCGTCGATATTTGCTAATTCAACACAATTCTTACTCATAGCTAACAGTTTTAAGGGTTAGTTAACCAGCTGCCGGAGTAACAGGTTGGTCGTTACACAAGAACTCTGACTTGTCGAGAGTGACGAACTGCCAACCCAAGACATATTTACCAGCTGCTGTAAAGCGGTAAGGGTTACCCGAATTAAACGGTACCATTCGACTGAAATCACTCGGTTTGTCATAACCATAGACCGCATTTTCTTTTGTGGTAATCATGACGAACTGAGAACCTTCTGGCATACCAGAAAGACGGACAATTTCACATTTGCCATTAGTCTGACGTAAGAACTTCTGTCCCGCTGTCTCTGCACCGGAACCAGTCACCAAAGTACCTTGGTCATCCAACCAGTCATCATACATCTGAGCGAGGTCTTCAGACATGTACATCTTGCCACCATCCCTGCGGAAGTTTTGCGGCATCTTGCGCCACATTTCCAAAAGTTTTGTACCAATATCTGCACGAGATAAGACGCCTGTTGCGTGCATATTACCGAGTTCAGTAGAGATACCACCACCTGTTTTCTCTGTTTCGACAATAGTCAAGAGGCCATCGAAAGACGTATTCAAGTCAGTCTTTTCGGTGTCAGCGTCATACTTGGCAACCAACAACACATCGTGCAATTCTTTGGAAGCGCACTTTATACCATAGTTAATCAACCAAATTTCGAACGGATGCTTGTTCGGATCCAAACCGCCATCCACTTCGGTGATATAAGTACGGCGATAACGTTCCGGTTCATCGTCCATCTCCATCACACAAGGATATACCTTGAGTGTGCGAGGAACAACTTTACCGTTAGAAACCTGACCGACAAACTTGCCAGTGTACTTGTGGGAAATCTTACCCAAAGTAGTACGACCCAATGTGATTGAGTCCTTCACGCCTGAGATGGCTGTAAAGTGCTGAAGGATATCTCCAGCTGCTTCAGTTCTCAGCGTAACCAGGAGGTCTCTGTGCTTCTTGACTGCACCAATGACCGCCGTAATGTCAATAGGAGTTGTCAAATCCATACTTCAAAAAGAGTTTAGAGGTTAGCGTTCTTTTACGAATTCATTCACTGGGTCCTTGGCGGTTTCAGAGAAATCTTCCGCCTTGTCTTTCTTCGACAAAGCGTTACCAGCCGGAACACCTTTTGGAACCATGTTGATAACAGCAGCAACAACCTGAATCTTGTTTTCCAGTCCGGAAACATTTTTGATGTTCGGAGAGATGGCATCCAAAGCTTCAGTGGCCTTAGTCACCGATTGCTTGTTGCTATCTGCTTCCTTCAATGCATTACAGATTGTCTGCAACTGGTCGATAGTCAATTCGACCTTACCATTGTTTTCGGCCAAGCCTTCTACACCGAGCAAGGCATTGACCATCACGAAATTTTTGTTCATGATTGTAGAGTTATTAGTTGGGTTATTGTTTTCTGGTTCTTTGCCTGTGGGCATGAAGATAGACTTCAGTGCATTGACAAATTGAGCAGCCAAGCTATTGCCTTGTGTCATGTCAGCAGGTTCTTCCTGCTTATCAACAACAGGAGGTTTACCATCTTCAAACGGAGAAGGCAGATTCATCTGAACGCAGTTCTCTACCAACATATTGCGATAGTCCTCTGCCATTGTTCCTTCACCTGTTATAATTTTGTCGATGAAACCCCATTCCAATACAGTTTCGGCATCCATCCATTTCTCCTGCTTCAAGAGATTGAACACATCTTGTAGAGTTTTACCTTTAGTAGAACATTTAGCCAAATACTTCTTAGCGATAACCAAGTTAATGACTTCTTCATTCTTCTTGATACGCTCCAGTTCTCTGATGGTTGCATCCAGCTGCTCTTCGTTGAGATTGCCGTAAACACTAACCGGAACCGTACACTTATGGCATAACCAAAGGCTATCTTCATTCATTTCAATAGACTTAGCACCAAAAGCCATGAACGTTGCCGCCGATGCACAAAAACCAACAAACTCCACGGTCACATTACCATGGCTCTCGAATAATTTGGAGATAGCCAACGCTTGATCAACCGAACCGCCAGGGCTATTGATTCTGCAACGAACCGCTTTACCTTTATTTTTGTCTAAGAAATATCGGATGTAAGACCGTTGCCAACCATAATGGTCAATCATACCGTTGATGTCAAGAATAACTTCATTCATAGTGTTTATTTTTAAAAGCACCACGAATTTAAGGACAAAAAAAATCCCGCACCAAGGACACTGAGCGCGGGATTTGGCTAAAAAACAGCTATTTTAGATTAAAGTAGGTAATGCTGAGAGCACCAAAGACGGTGCGGATTCTTTGGCGGAAAAAGTAAAAGCGGAACCGTTTAATTCACCACTTGAGCCGGATGAACGGGAATGAGTAAATTTCAACGGAACATCTGTAGAGCCATACATAACAATGACACCATTAGCATCTTGAGCAAGAACCAACCATTCACCACGCTCCAAAGTTTGAATGACATTTTCATTCAATGCGCATCTTTTCGGGATAATACCCGAGATTTTTACATCCCAACAATCTCCACCATCTGCCAATTGATGTACTTCATCGGTTTTAAAGCGGTCACCTTGGTATATCGGTATTTCAATAACACCATCCGGGTTATTCAATCTCAAGATAACATCGCCAGTCATAAGATTCCGCTCACATTTAGAAACAGAAGCTACTGGAACGGCATACATATTAGAGATGCCATGCAAGTTGTCAAAGTCAAACACTAGTATTTTCATACGCTTCTTTACCTTGCTGTGAAATTGTCCCATTTTTGAACAACTGCACAATAATTATTTCGTTAATTTTCTCGTTAATATTCGTTTTTAGGGTCGATTTGTCGATTGTCTTGTCCCGATTCCAGATTCTTCGGATAGAATCGGGTGGCCAAGAGAACTCATCGAAATGGAACTTCTCATAAAACTGCCTGATACATACACTCAAGACTGGAGTCATCATATACGCTACACTCAAGTATGTAATCAACATAGTCCTGCACCTCACTTCAAGAACAGAAGATAAATACGCTTCATCGGTTGGTGACAATGACCATCCATATTGATAGAAATCAGCTTTTGAAATCTCAATGGCAATTTTACAATTACGGTATTTGTAATTGCCCGACTCTATCCGCTTGTCATACCGATGGCTCTGTTTGACCAGCTTTGCCCGGAACAGCACATCAAGTGTCTTGTCCGAAGAGATATTCACCAACTCCGGCCAATCAGGATCATCTACCTTGAAGTTCGTCAACAAATACTGTTTAACGAAAGGTGCAACCCATATCCAACACACAAACCTATCCTTTTTTCTCATTATTGAAAATAAATGGCATTATCAGCCGACAAACCGACCAACAAACCAACAGAATTATTAAAGTTACTCATTTATAACGATTTAACCAAATTTTAAGGCAAAAAACTAACGACCAACATGACCAACAAGGGGGTATTTCGTTGGTTTTAAGAAAAATACGGCCTTTTTTGTTGGAATCCTAAAACCAACAAAAACCAACAGCAAAACCAACACGACCAACAACAACCAACACGCCAC